TGCCTTATCAAAATCATCATAATAAGGACTTATATTTAAGTTAGTCTTTTGTGGCATTTTTCTTTAGAATTCCAGGATGATTTTAATGTCTTCTTTTTGACGAGAATTTCGAGCAATCAAAGGTCTATTATCTAAGTAGATTATTTCCCCTGATCCTTTATTTATCTCACTATCAGATAACCCTGCATTGAAGGTTACTCCTAAGTTAATTAATTTTGTTCCAGTGGGATTTGTTGATATTCCCGAAAAGGCAGTATGAACAGATCCAGAGAAAGCAGATGTAGATCCTTTAATCTGATTTGCTGTTGCTACAGATTCAAAACCATATATTCTACCAGTAGTTGATATACCAGAATAATCAGTCTGATCATCTGTTGTAGTATAATTTAAAGACCTATCTCTAAAATACTTTAGAACTTTAGTATCTTTATCATAAGAAGCAACATAAGCAGTAGCAATTTTTCCATTATTTGGTGCTACAGTTAGAGTTTGCTTAATTTCTTCACCAACTTGTGGTGTACCTGTAACAGTATCAAACTTAACTGCTTGCAGTGAGGAGAAAGTATTGTCTGTATATGTAACAGCAGTTCCTACTTTAGTGGGATTCTTTACAATACCAACTTGTGCAAACTTTGAATCTGTTGGAAAATCCTTGGTAGAATCATCAAATCTTGCATAGATTAGAACTCTATCAGTTCCCAACTCAGTATAAATGTCATAACCATGACCTAATGATGGAGGAATTACTGGAATTAATTTTGCTCTATTTACAGTAGAAACATTACTATTTAAAGTTCCTAAATCAACTAATCCATAACTATACCCCTTACCACCAGAACTAACAGTTGCATTAGTTATTTTACCATTAACAACATCAATTATCGCCTTTCCACCAGTTCCATCACCAATTATATCAACCTCTTGTCCATAACCATTAGCATATTGAGCACCTTCCTTTTCTATAAAGATATGCTTAATTTGATTATTATTTACAGAAGAATCTCCATTTTCTCTAACTGCTCTAATACCAGAATCTGTATTTGATCCCCAATTATTAGGAACTGTTATATATTCTGTTGAGTCAAACTTAATAATATCACTTGGTGATATTGTAAATAGATATTTCCAAATATAACCATCACCACTATTACCAGCTTTTGTTGGTTCTAGATCAGTAAATGTTGGTTCATCTTGTGATATGCTACCTTTTGGATTAGATCCATCACCACCATTATCAATACAAGCATAAACTTTAAAATCAGAATTTATTACAAAATAATTTGCCTCATATAATCTAGCAGCAGAATTTATTGGACTTGGATTAGATACACTATAATCATCTCTATAAATCTCATATCTATTACCAGAAACCCAGTCTACCTTTCTTACAATTCTTCTAATATTTGCAGATGATATTTTCTTACCAAACATCATAGTATCGCCAACATGTGCCCTATAAGAAAAATTATCTACAGGTGCAGGTGTACTTGATTGCCAACCAGAAGATCTACCATACCCAACTGTTGTTGGATTTGATAAACTAATAAAAACATAATAAGAATTGTTATCAGATTCTACTGATTCTACAAAATTATTCGCATTTAGAATTCTAAATTGATCAGTAACAATTGCCGACATCGTAATTAAACTACTTTTTTCTCTATTTATAGTGATTTATTATGGAAGTCCAAAGACTCTCAATGATCCAGTGGATCTTAATCCCTTCAAGGATGTATCCTTAAAGTTCCTTCTTTGAATAGTTGGGAAAGTTGTCAACCCAGAATTAACGGTAAATCCAGTAACTCCGATTGAAATTGGAGTAGTACCTCTTTCACTATTATATAGTCTACCCCAAGATAACCTACCTAATGATATTGTTAATCCAGTGTTAGCTGGATTGTGGAATCCAGTTGTTGATATTCCAGCAATATTTGATCCATTCTCAACATTACATACAATTTCACCATTTTCTCCTGAAGTAGTAACTGAATTTACAATGTAAATATTATCTAAGAATGTTGTACCAACACTCACTATAGAATTATTATGTCCATGAACTGAAGTTACTCCGTGTCCAACTTTAGTATCTGTTATGAATACTGGATAATTACCTAATAATGAATTAGCGGCTTTATCTGCTCTAAAGAAGAATTTAAGTGCAGTTAGATGTCCACCTATTCCATTTGTTGTTGTAATACCAGTAATAACACCAGTATATCCTTCAACATTACTAATTTCAGTAATTCTTTCAGTAAGATTTTGTGGTTGTTGTGTAATAACGTGTGGTGGAGTAGTAAATGTATATCCTAAACCTATATTTTCAATCGAAACTGATGATACAGAACCATTAGTAATAGTTGCTTTAGCAAACGCTGTTGTTCCAACACCAACTCCAACTGATTGTGGAGCAGCAAAATTAATATGAATTGGACCAGCAGTATAACCAGATCCTACATTAGTTGTGGTTACTGATTGTATTGTTCCTGCAGCAGAAACTACAGCAGTAAATGCAGCACTAACTAAACTTGTATCAGATTCAACTATTAAAGCATCAACAGCATTAATACCAATTCCATACCTATCACCAGCGTCTAATGCTGGATTATCTGTATCTTCATAATAGAATGATTCTGCATCATCAACAAATATTCCACCAGCACCACCAATACCTGAAGATGTTGTTAAATCACCAATAATTTTAGCAGTAGGGTAAATTTGTGCTTCAATATTTGATCTTGCTTTACTAATTACTTCACCTTGAATAACCATATCAACTTTCTGTTTAGTCCATTGTATTGGTTTTTCTTGATCTTCGGTAATACCAACACCAACATAAGTATCAGTCTCGACTATATCAGATCCTAAGAAAGATTTAATAATTCTATCTCTTTCCTGATCTACAGTATCTGTAAAATCAGGATGTCTAAGAAGTCTAAGATCATCACCAACTTTTACTGTTTCCTGAACATCAACAATTTCAATATCAACTCCTCTCTGACCAACATAGAAGAAAATATCAACTTTATCGCTTGGTGAAGGTGGTCGAGTAAACAATACTGTTGTTCCACCAGTAAATTGGTATGCAATCTTAGGTGTTTGTATTACACCATTTACAAATACTATAAGGACAGCATCAAGATCAATTTCTGATGATAATGCATCATTATTGTCTTTCTCAAAACTAATTAATTGTCCATTTAAGAATAATGGGAATCTTCTTCTAGAACCATTCTGCAATAACTTAATATCATCAATGAAATCTATCTCACCAAACTGCCAAGCAGAGAAATAGTCATTATATGTTTGTACAACTTCTAATTGGAAGTCGTCCAATGGTCTTTGTAAATTTGCAGCAGTTACAAGACCAACTGGTTTAAATTTATCACCAACATTAAATGAATGTCCATCCCTTGTTACTTTAAAGTCGTATATACCAAATCCAGTAGCACCAATTCCAGTAGTAGTTTGAGCAGCACTAACACTAGCACTAACTAACATATTCAGTCCAGTTTCTGTAGTATTACCAATACCTAATCTTGAGACACCGACAACAGGAAGATTCTGATAAACTGGATCAGGAGTTACAATTAGAGGATTAACATAGTTACCACCAACTTCATTAATATTAATATCTAACGCACCACCTGTTCCTGCTGGTGATTTACCAACATTTACTCTAAACCACTTAGTACCAACTCTTCCAACAGGTAATTCAATTCTATGAGCAGAATCTGCTTCACCAGAAGTACCAACTCTAACAGTAATTGTATTTGTAGTTACTGATCTAATTGGTATTGTTGTATTGTTATATACAGGATCTGTTGCACGAGGATATGGATGAATAGTTGCATAATTATCTCTCTCACAAGTTAATTTTATACCACCAGTAGCAATACCAACTGTATTGGATGTACTTAATCCATGACTATTAATAGTTAATACTAAATCACCTGTTGTACCATCATAAGTTGCATTAGTAGGAGTTTTTGGTGATCCACCAGTCACTGTGACTGAATTAGCATCAGCAGAAGAGAATGAATGTGCAAACCCAACACGAGGATATGCGTGATCAGTAGTATGAGCATCTTTAGCACAAGACATTACTAATGATCCAGTAGCAATACCAACTGTCTGATTTGATTTTTGA